GGTAAAGAAGTATCGATGTTTGAGTTTGTTGCAGCAGCAGGAGCTGCTTCAGCTACAGAAGATGGATCTAAATAACCTTGTAATTGTTTCTTAATGAAAGCGTAATCGTATTCATTATGAACTTCTTTAGGGTCTGGTTGTTCTTTTAACCACTTATCCAATAACGCACTATCTTCTGTTAAACCTGAAGAGTTACGTTTAGGTCTTAATGAGGTTTCTGGGTAAGGATTACCTGCAGTCATAGTAACTGTAAGGTCTGTACCGTTAACTGGGTCTGTAATATCTCCGTAATCTTCGTCAGAAATAACAGCTAGTAAGGCTTTGTAGATAGTAATACCAAATCCCCATAATCTAACTCCTTTTTCTTCTTCTCCTCTTACAACTACAGGAGCAAAAATACGAGTTTTAGGATTCAACTTACCTGCTAATGACCAGTTGTCTTTATCAGAAGTCTTTTTTAGTTCGGCTACGAACTCCTCGATTGGATCTTGTTTACCAAAGTTTGATAAAGCTACCATCGGGTACTTTCCAACTCCATAATGGAATTTCATTTCCGTAAACGGCATGGAAGGATCATAAGTAGAAGGAACTAAACGTACAGTCTGTTCTCCTAATTGCGGTTTCCAAAAAATAGTAGAATAGTCAATTTTTTCTCTCTCTTGACCATTAGAGCTCAAAGCATCTAGCTTTGCTTGAATTGCACTCAAATCCATAATAATAACATTTTAATTATAACTTATTTATTCAATATAAGAAATTAATCTTATTTTTCCAACTCTATTATCTGAAATAGTTTGGTATTGATTCTTTTTAGTTCTGGGCCTTTAGTTAAAAGTATGCAGTTTCTGTAATCTGCCCAGTTGACTCTATAGCTAGGGTCAGGTACGCCTCCGTTAAGTTCCTTAATCAAGGTATTCAAAGCGTTAATCGTATAAAGTGTATTCGATTCTTTTTTTCTATGTACCAGGATGGTATTATCTAAAAACGTTCCTACGTTTCCAAAATCAACATTATATGTACAGATGTATTCGTCTTGGCTTTTTGAATATAGGACAAATATTTTGCTGTAAATAATCTTGTATCTTTCCTGTATTGTATCAAGTACTCCTGCCAAAGTGTCTTCAGTGGCAAATGTACAAAACAGTTTGTTACTCATATCTTCATTTAAATAAATTGGCTCGATATCATAATCGAACAGTGGACTTACAACATTTTGTGTCATATATAAATATTAAACTGTTTTATAAAACTAGGTCTTTACTAAATTTAAATTTTACCGGATATTTTTTACCCGATTCCATCAATCTCTGTACTTCTTCTAAGGTTTCTCTTCCATCCTCTTTATGAAAGTCAAAAAGTATAGCATCGTATGTGTACAGTACTATCTTAGTTTTTTTATCTTTGAGATACCTTAGTACATCTTTTAAGATAAGTATATTTCTTGCGGTTTCCAACGATTGCATCATATAGTTCATTAATTTCGCTGGATGCATCTCTTTTAACTCTTTAGTGAAGGGTTTATCCGAGATTGGATTGTAGACTACTCCGTTATCGTTGTAGAAGTTCCACATATCGTCAATATATTTCTGTATTTTTTGAAATATCTCTAAATTACGGTGTTGTTCAGGTATTTTTCCATAAATTGCCTGAAAATTAATCTGTTTTGCCTCTAAATACTGTTCTTCAGTAATATCTTCTGTACCGAAGTAGTGTTTGGCAAGCTGTTTGTGTGCTGATTCGTCTGTTAAAGGGTAATCAATCTGATCGCTAAGTAAACGAAGGTGGTAACCATCAAAATCGAATTCAACAAAGAAATCACCGGTCGGGTGGAAGCAAGCTCTGTGCTCTGTATCTTTAGGGATAGCAGCGAAATTAACAGAATTAAAAGCATTAGTAGGTCTAGATGTAGCATTGTAAAGGTTGTATTGGGTTAGAACTATATTATTTTGAATATTATATTTAGGATCTCTAGGGGTGAATAATCTTACAAAGTTTTCATAGTATATTCCTAAACCTTGCTGCTCTAATAAGAAAAATACGTTAGTAGCTGTCGTATTATAAAATTCAAAACCTTTTGGTATGGTGTATTCCAGTACATGAGCTACTTGTCCAAATATTTTCTCACATGATTCATGTAATTTAGATATAGGAATTAACTGGTTTATGTTTTCAAAGTCTTTAAATTTGTTGTAGAAGTAATTTAAAGTACTGTTCTCTTTTGTATACTCTAGTCTATCAAACTTTACCATTGAGTACAGTAACGATAGATCTATGGCACCTTGTAGATTAAAGTGGTAGAGTAGGTTTTTCTTGTCTAATGTGTAGAGTGTTGAAGCTTGTGAAAGAAGTCCGTAGACACGTTCTTTTGTTACGTTGATTCCTTCATCGTGATTTATAGGAATAATGAATCCTTGTTCACTACCTACTATTCGGATATATACGGCAATTGTAGAGGTAAGTTTAGGGTGGTATAAGTCATTTGAGGATACTACATCCACATAACAACCTAATTTTACTAAACCCTCTAAATGAACTAATTTAGATTCTTCTTCAACTATATAAAACATTTTTACAATAACCTTTTATATAATATAAGAAGAATATTTTATTCTACAAACTCTTTATAGTCTGTAATGTAATCCTTTAGTCCGGGTAGTAGGTTATTAAATCCTTCTACTGTTTTTTTATTTTTAGATTCAGCTCCTTCATATAGGTACTTACCTTTTAAAACTGTTTCTGCTGGGCCTTTGATTACCCATTCTAACTCTACTCCTTTAATGTAAGTTTTCGTAGTATATTTGTAATAGGATTCACTAAGTACTTCTATGGTACGTTTATTTCTTGTGTCTTGAATATAATATCTTTTAAAAGTCTTTTTAGTTCTATCTAATGTGGATTCATCAACTCTTTCCGGTATAAATTTTAAAGTTGGTTTACTGTTAGCGTCTTTATCTATTCTAGTAAGTACTTGATTACTATCACTAGGGTTTTTCCCAGTTAGTACATCTTGAGTATAGATTTCAAAACACCAACCGATGTACGGTTTTCCATCAGGAAGTAAAAACTCTTCACCTCTTGTGTACTTTGGTTCTTTGTATTTAGACTTTGGTAGGTACATTAAGCTGGATTACCTGGGTTGTTAGTTAAAAATAATTGTTTTTCTCTCGCTCTTCTTTTTGTTAATCCTGGTAGTACTTTTCCACCTGCTTTATTCCAAGCTAGGAATTGATCTGCTGCTGCAAGATAATCTTTAGCGTTGATTTTCTTCCTCAATGTACTACTCTGTAAGTTACCTGGTCCTAAGTTGTAAGTGAATGATACCAAAGCGTCAAATTCTTGCTGTGTAACATCTACTTTTACATAAGTTTTGACATAGTCTTCAAATCTTTTAATATCTGATTTAAGGTATGATTCTGCCTGAGCTGGGGTGATTGTTGTACCTAGGTAGATTGGTTGGCCATTGATTCTTGTAGTTCCATACCCTATTGAAATAGGTTGATTTCCAGAACCTGGATCTCTATACGCGTTTAGTTCTAATCCTTCGTAACTTTTTATGAGATTTACTCCAACCGGTGAAGTAGTCAACCCTTGTATAGGTCTTCTTTGACTAGGATTAGGGGAACTAGTAAAAGGTGTTTCAATTTGAGGGGGAGTATATACTTCCTGTTTTTTAGTTACAGTGGTTTTTGGTTGATTAATTACAATCATCTGGGTTTTTATATCTGTAACCCATCTATTGCTTTTAACGCTATGTGAAACTCCAGTTATAAGGAAAGCAATGTTACCTCTATACCTTCTTGGTATAATAGCATCATCTACTCTAAATGCCTGTCCTATTTTCATACCTCCTAGTCCTTTCATAGTAAATGAGAGTTCAAACGGAATCAAACCGGCAGGATTTAACTTTTGTTCCATAGTTTCAAACTCTAAGTACCTTACCATTTGAAGTCTATGTGTTGGAGAAAGACCTTCTATATCTTCTTTATTGTATTTAAGAAAATATGGGTTATTTGTATTAAGTTTACTTATAAAATCTTGAAGTCTTTTTTGATCTTCAAAGTTTATATCACTATTTAGTTTATTTGAAGCTGTTTTTTCACTAGTTACTACTTTACGTGGATTGTGTCTATCTTGTAGCCCTTTCTGCCATGTCTGCATTGCAAGCATATCATTACCTGTATTTGAACTAGTTGCTTGGGCTGAGATAGCCATCATTGTTGTGATACTGCTTGAAAGTTTAGATGCAAAAGAAACATTTTCAAGTGTGGATTTTAATCCTATAAGGTCTATGAAAGATTCTTGAAGATTTTCACTACCCGGCGTTACTTTCCTGTCTACAATATAATAAGTAGATTGTTCTTCTTCAAAATGTAATTCAAAGTCATTTATATTACCCATCGTATCTCCGATTCCATACAGAAGACTTTTTACAAAGTCGTATAAGCTTTTTGCTTTCTCTTCTGTACTTTGAATTATAGTATCTGCGGTTTTCAGTATATAGTCAATATTGATATAAATGTTTAGTAAGTCATTTTCTCCGTATGGAATTTCTGCCTGTTCAGAGATTTTGTAATAAGGTTGCTTTGGTCCTTGTCTCTCTGGTTTGGTAGTTTTTGGTAGAACAGCTATTTGAGGATCTAACGCAAAGTGTGAGTTAAACGTTAAAAAGGGAGTAGTTACATTATTATTTTTATCTCCTGTAAAGAATTTTACTAGTGCTCCATCATGAGTCTTGACTGTAAAGATTATATTTAAAAGTTCAAGTAATGAACTTAGAGTTATGTACCTAGTCCACTGTCCGTACTCTTCTGTTATATTCCCATCTAGTTGGGCTTTCATTACGTGAAACTTTCTCCCTGAGTCTGATAGATTTTTAATAAAGCTTTCGTATACTTCAGGTAAATACGTTTTAAGGTTTTTAGTGATACTGTCTTTACTTACATTATCTACATCTTCATCGGTTTTGTTAAATTTAGCTGTATCAGCGTTTTTAACTATATTAAGAAAAGTATGAAGTGTAGTTTTTGTTTGTAGTTCACTGAAGTAACTATTTTCTTTTTTTAGTTTAGAGGTAGTTGAAGGTGCAATGATCATACTTAGTGATTCTATTAATTCACCTTTTGAAACTATATCCACCCTGCAGTCGTATCCACCATCTAAATTGAAGGACCAAATAAAGTTTTTTATGATACCGTACATTCCATCGTAATTTCCAGAACTATACTCTTTTATTCTTTTTATTTGATCGTGAATTTCGTCACTTCCCATTTTATTAAAAAAAGACTGCGGAAATGTTGTAACAGTTTTTTCAAATACACCGGCATTATTGTAAAAAAGAGAATGACCCCATTCTAATAGGACTGAAAATCCAGGTCTAAGAAATAGTTGTTCTAATTCGTCTAATTCTTCTACAGAATTTACTTTGAAGTCAACAGTAGCGATTCTTAAAGTACCAAAGTTATTTTTTGCATCAACTTGAAATCCGGTTATACCTGCCATTGGTCTATATCCAAGTAATTCAGATTTTTTATACGCAGTATCTACTTCATTAAATATACCCCCTAGTTGTCTATTGAAAGCCATGGTGCCTCCAAGCAGTACACTATTTCTGGATGGTATGTTTGAATAGTCTAGATTCCCGTTCAAGTCTTGTCCTACTTCTACGTCAACAGATGATGTCATTTTTACCCAACCTGTTGTACTATTGAGAAACATTACATCTTCGTCTGTTCTTCCTGAAGCTTTAGATACTATTTCCTTTCTCATTGATAGTTGATCAATGACAGTATTATCTAGAGGACCTCCTACTATTGAACTTGCTTTGAATCCTATCGACATTTTATCTTGTTGAGTTTACCTCGTTATATAACGCAATTGCATTTGATTTATCTGCTGGTATTCTTAATTGAATACCTGGTGTTACAGCTAGAGAAGCTCTTTGGGAGTTATTTGCTGATGCAATAATCCACCATAGAGAAGAATCCTTATAAAACTGTAACGCTAATGTATCGTATCGATCTCCTATTGTAGTAACAATGTAGATATCGTTTTCAGTTGGGGGTATAGTAGGGTATATAGGATTACTTCTATACCTTGTTCCTTCATCTGTTATCTTACTATCTATACCTCTATATCTACTCATAACTTACTTTATTAAAAAGTTTAAATCTGTTGGTGCTGTTGGACCTGTTACCGGTAATGGAGTTATAGGTTTAGTAGCAATAGTATTTGATTTTTCATATGTTACTCCACTACGTTCAGGTATTGCAGTTCCTGCAGAACCGTCTTCTTCTTTAGAGAAAAATAATGTCCGTTGTGGTGAAAATGCAGTATCAGTTGTGATATAATGATACAGCCCTGTTTTAGGTGTAAACGTGTGGATTGGAGTAAAGTTAACTTGACAATCTAATACCATTGGTAGTTCTTGCTGGGTAATGTCTGCTCTATCATCAGATTCATTTTGAGCTTCTGGGCTATCCATTGCTATTTCCCATTGATAGTCTTGTTGCCAATTATAATTAACAGAGGTTATAAATCCTGGCATATTGTTGACATAATCTCCTACGGTAAGTTTTACAAATGTACCCCTCATGTACCCTTCTCCACCGTATGTTGGAGCTGTGGCAGAAGCTAATGAAACTATTTTCTGGTAAAGAGGTCTCATTTCCCATCTTGTTTGAGCAGCAATTTTAAACCCTAAACTTATTTGTCTATCAAACCCTTGATAAGTATGAAAATTTTCTCCCCTTCCTACATAGTTAAATGAATTCCAGTTCCCAGTAAAGTTGTCTGAAAAAGAATCTAGATATGCTCTAAAATGTAAGTGTGTGTTATTTTCCGGTGTAATGATATTAAATTTAAACTTTATAATATCTTTAACTTCCTTAGGTGATTTAGCTTCTCCGGTGTATGGGCTAATTAGGTTTACTTTATCTTGAGTCTGTATATTGTTGTAAGTTGCATATGAATCTGATATGCTTCTTTTAGCTAGACCTGGGTCTCCGAGTAGTAGTCTGTTTTCTTTTCTAACAGTCTTTGTAGGGTTGTTTATTTTTGCAATACCATTACCGTCGCCCGGTAAAAATTTTGTACCTTTACTTCTTTCGTCCTGTAGATTCTTATTTGCACGTTCTCCAGGAGACATTAAAGGAACTTCTGTTGCCCATGTTGCGTCTGCAAGTATTGGAGCGCCATTTCTTGCTAGAACATGCGGTGCTACATCAATTTGTCCATATAAGTATGTTCCTTTCCCTTTACCTGCAAAGCCTTTTACAAAATGTGTGCCAGTTCCATTCAAAGGAACTTGAGCTAGGGTAGAGCCAATAATTTTAACAGAGTTAAAAAGATTTGCTCCTATGCCGCTTATTATACTTCCGGCTAATGACTGATCTTCTTTTCTCTTTGGTGTAACTTTAGCTGCGTTTAAAGCTGTTTCGTTAGCAAGGTACTTTAACCCGGGTTTTTGGGTAAGTATTGTCCCTATTCTTTTTAAATCGTCTATTCTTTTAGAAATCTGGTTTGAGGAAGGTCCTTCTTGTCGAATATCTGTAGGAATAGTTTTCTGTACAATAGGTTCTGTCCCTATAGTAGCACTATCTGCATACTTAAGTTTATTCAACTGGGTTAGGTTACCCTCTATGTAGTTTCTTAGAATAGCCATTTAGTCTTACTTAGGTAAGTTGTCTACGTATCTTGCTCCTATCTTACCGTTTAAGTCTAAGTTAGACGCAGGATATTCTCCTTCTGGTATATTTGTAATAGAAGTGGTGTTATGTAAAGTTGAAGCTTTATCTGCCCCTGGTAATTTAGAAGGTGTTTGTCCTTTTAATCCGTAAGGTGATTCTGTTAGTTTATCTAATAGTGCCATATTGTATTTTATTATAAATAGATTAGTTTGATTTATATGTTGATAAAGCTAATGTATGTCCAACTTTATTTCCATCCATATACACTGTTCCTCCTGATTTAACAGCAGTAATTAATTCTTTTAGAAGGGTGTTTGTTTCTTCTCCAAATTTAGTACCGCCAGCTATTTTTAAGGTATCCTTAGGATGTGTCCTAATAGTAAAGTCTTCTGCTACTATTTCACTTGACGTTCCTGTTTTCTTTTCTGATTCCTCTTGTTTTTTCCTACCTTTGTATATATCTCTACCAGCAGATGCTGCGTCAATTGCCATCGATGCTCCTGTTCCGATACCTGGGAAAAGAGAGGCGATTCCTGAAGCTATTTCTAAACCTCCGCCTACCCAGTCACCTTCGGTGAATCTTTTTATTGCCATTCCTATACCTACAAGTAGACCTACTACAGGTATTTTTTTTAGAAGAGACTTCAAACCAAAACTTCCTCCTCCTTTAGTTAGTGCTTTTAGTATGTTAGGTACAAAGTTTCTTGCGTACTTTGCAACGTCGTCGATACTTCCTTTTAACATATCAAAAAAGAAACTACCAAGTGCTTTACCTTTAGAACCTATTTTCCCAATAAAGCCTAGTATGTTACCAGCAGATGTAGAAATACTATCAAATACTTCTCCTATTTTATCAAAAGGTTTTGCTAACGTACTTACTGCATCAGCCATTTTTTCTGTTGCTTCTGCCTGTCTATCTGCTAAACTACGGTTTTTGATCTGTTGCCCTAATCTTGTTTCACCAATTTCAGCCATTAGTTTCTCTTCCTTAGCGTTGGCCTCTGCTAATTTACCCTGTTCTTTTAGAGCTTCTATTTCTTTAATTCGTTTTTTTACGTTTACATCTAAACTTTTAGACATATCCATTCCAAGATTTTTCATTGCTTGCTGACTAATTAAAGTTTCTGCAAGTTCTTCTCTTGTCATTCCCATAGCTTTAGCCTGGGCTTCTTGGGCTAATACATTTTGGGATGTAAACTCTTCCGCTGTTCCAAAGTTTTTAGCAAGCTCAGCCGCTAGGGTTGCGTTATCACCCGTTAGGGCAGCCATTCGCGCTCGTTCTAGGTTTAATTCTTTTCCAGTTAAAAGTTCTGCTTCTAGTTCAGATTCTATAGACGATTCAAAGTTAAGTAGGGAGGAAGCAGATTTTTCGAGCATCATCATGTTTAAACCTACTTTTCTTGCTTCGTAAGCTGCTCTCTGTAATCCACCTGCAAATTTGGTATTAGTAAGCTGTGTAGCTGCACTAGTATTAGCAACATCTTTCATTACGTCCTGGTATCTTACAGCAGAATCTGTTGCAGCGTTTTGTAATGTTACAGTACCTATTAATTTAGTATTAAAATCTCCTAAATCTTGATTTGTAGCTGATGTAAATGCTGTAAGTTTTGCTGCTTGTTCTACAGAGAGTCCAAGTTTACCCGTCATTGCAGCAAAATTTACTGCTGTTCTATCACTAAGTTCAGCGCTGATTCCTAAATGTTCAGATACGGATAGTGTTGAGGCTGCTAATTCTTTAGCAGTTATTCCTGGGATAGTACTTGCAAGTTTAACAAACCTAGTGTTTATCTGGTCAGCTTGTTCTCTAGTAACATTTAACTCTCTACTGAATGATGTAATTCTGTCCTGCCCAGATTTAATACCCTTAACAAAGGTCGATATCCCAAACCCTATCATTAACTTTCCAACTGCACCGACATACTGTGAAGCTCCTGCAAGGAAGGCACTTCCACCTTCTGATGCTGCTTTACGTGCTACTTCGGCGGCTTTGCCTAATTCTCCAAACATGCCGGAAAGTCCTGGTATTTGCTTACCAAATTCAGCTATATCGTCAAAAAATTGAACTTCATTGTCTATCTCTTCTAACTCTTTCTTTAATTTTTCAGCTTCAGATACTATTTCAGTAAAGGTGTCTCGTGCGTCTGTGAGTAGTTCTAACGATTTAAGTTCTTCTTCGGTTAGGTCTTCTGAGGTTAGAATTCTTTTTTGAAGTAATTGTTGAATTTCAGCTTCTATACCTGCTTGTATACCTTTTGTGTCGTTAATCTTGTTTTCAAACTTAATTAACGTTCTTTTGTCGGCAAGCTGTTCTTTTGTAAACACCTTTAGTTCTTTTGCTAAATCTTTTGCTTTAGCAGTATTAACTATAGATTTCTCTTGTGCTTCTCCTGTTGTAGAGGCTAGTGCTTTGGCGTTTTCTTTTAATGCAGCTCCTACTGAGTTTAAAGCAGTAATGTATTCTTGAGCAGACGCATTAATATCTTGTATATCTTGTGGTGTTTTAGCCATTGTTATAGTTATATACTATAAATAGTAAAGGCTCCTACTATTTAGAAGCCTTTGTACTATAGGTTGGATTAACATCAGGGCCGTAGACATTATTCTGTGTAGACGGTGCTGGTTGCTCCTGTTCATTTTGCTTTTCGTAGTACTCCTTAATTTTATTAAATGTAAAATTTCTTAACCATATAGGCATATTGTAAATTTCACTCCAACTATATCCACCGTTGCCGTGAAAGACTATTTGGTGTATTTGTTCAAAGATAGAAGTCCTATAATTAGGCGTCAGGCCAAAAAAAGCTAATCCCTATAGGCAGGGTGACGTCCTCCTCTACGTCACTGATATTTACTCTCATATCAACATCTGGCTGTATTCGTGAATATTCCTCTCTCAAAGCTCTAGCGTCCTTAGCAAGTAGGTAGTTATCTATAAAGTCTCTAATATCTTTAAAATCCCTATACCCATTTACAGACGTAATCATATTTTTCAACCGTGTTGTAACTTCTGGAGATGCTTTTTTATCTAT